ATGAAAGGTATAACTTTTCGTGAGTAATCTTCATTAAATACAAGGTTCCTTAAAATAGTAGTTTCAATTCTTTCCATTATTTGTAATGCAAATAGGCACTCATAATATACTTTGGACCACTGATAGGAGGTTCACCCTTATGAGGGAACATCCAAAGTGGAGGAAACATAATTAAAGTTCCCTGTTTTGGTTGAATTTGAACATCTTTGAAAATAGTTTGACCACCACTTTCAACGTCATTCAAATACCACATAAACGATAAAAATCTACGGGCGGTCCCATAGTCTATCACATCTACGTGCGTATCAAACTGATCAACACCGTTTGGTTCGTACTTTTTAATACGAAATTGTTCTAGGGCGTGTTCTTCTGGGAATACACGCTTATCAACAAACTCATAATACTTATCACGATATTCAAAAATGTTTTTGATGATATGATTATGAACCTGACTAACTTCTTGGGTTAATTCACGATTTTCTGTAAGATTAAACTGAGTAAAGTTAGGTTTTCCTTCGTTATCAAGGCGCTCGTGTTTATCAGTAACCTGATCAAATAAACCAATTAAAAAATTACATATATCAGGTTCAAGAACATTTTCGTAAATATGAATGAAATCTTGAAGTTCATCCATAAGAGAATTCACCTTTAGCAATCACATCAAGTTTTTCCATCACTTCTTCAGTGAAATATTGCTGTGGGTTTTTGAGAATTTCCTTTGCGTAAATTTTCTTACCATCCATTTCATAACGCCCAGCAACATTCTTCCAGAGACCGCCGAGTTCCCCTAGTTCCAGAAGACCATAATAGCGATCAAGACCCCGCTCATCATAAAATAAACGGATTTCAACTTGCTGATTCTCCTTACTTAAACGTGACTTAGCAGTCTTTGCTTTGATAATATTTCCAATAACTTCCTTTCCATCTTTTTCTTTTGATTTGCTGAGATAAATGATAGTAGAAGCGGCATACTTAAGACCACTACCACCACCCATTTCCTTTGTAGGAACATAAGCACCGATAACGTCATAAGTGTGATTGGTTACAATCATTGGAATGTTTGCCTGCCCCAACTTAAGAGTAAGCATACGGAAAGCACCTTTGACAAGTTGCGATTTAGTCATATCACGAACTTGCTTATCATTCAGTGCATCAGTAATTTCTTTCTCAGTTGAAAGCATACCCAAAGAGTCTAACACAAACATACAGGGTTTTCGTTCTTCTACAGGTTTTTTTAAGTATAAGTCTACCGCTTTGAGTGCTTTACCACGAAACTCCTCCACTGTAACAACATTAACAACAACAAGACGAGAAGTATCAATTCCACGGGACTCTACAAGGGATTTGGTAATAGCGGCTTCAGTATCAAAGTAGAGACAATAACCATCGGGGTTATTATCAAGAAAATTCTTAACCACAGCGAGAGAGAAAAAAGTTTTTCCAGTAGAAGACTCTCCAGCAATAGCAGTAATCTTATTCCCAGATACACCACCAAATATGCTACCTGAAACCAGTGCGTTAAAAATGTATGAACCCGTGTCAACATAAGTCTCAGTCTCATCAATATCAGAAGCGAGTTTGGTATACTCGCCACCAACTTCTTTTACAATTTCTTTAAGAAAATCCATCAGCACACCATCCCGTATTGTTCACGAAGTATTTTTTTATAAGGTAAACCTTGTTCTTTAAGTTCTCTCACCAATTTAAGTTTATGATACAATGCAGCATCTCCACCAAAACCAAGTGCTTTTACAATAGTGTCAAGTTCTTTATCATTAATAGGCAAATCCATTAGGCAAAAAATAGTTCAAGGTTTACGGTTTTTTCCACATTCCATCCAATAGAATCAAGAATGGATTTTAGTGGTTCTACAAAACTCTTCTCAAATTGTAGTTCATAGTCAACATATTTGTCAAGACCAAGTTCTTTAGGAAAGTCTTGAATAAAAGAAATAATATTCTCTTGAATAATATTTGGTTTTTTAAGATAAACAAACTTGATTTTTTCACCATTAGCAATCAGTGAATACTTATTTGTAAGTTTTTTCTCCTTTATATAATGATTAAAAAGAAGTGCCCCACGAATATGAATGGGTGTTCCTTTGTTGTAGATATCTGATGATGAATGATATTTACGGACATCAGAAGCAGTTCTTGGAAAAGCAATTTCTTCTGGAGGAAGATTCTTAAATTCTTCACGACACTTATCAATAAAGTTAATTACATCTTCTTCAGTACCACTCATCATCAGTTTGAGTCCATCTTTAATCATCTTGCGACAAGGAGCAGGAGTAGAAGATTTAACTGCTTCAATACCCATCATCTTCAGTTTAGGTTCTTCATAACGAACACCTTCACTATCCCAGACATTGAGAATATAACGTTTCTTAGCAGTCCAGATTCCACGCTCGGCAATGTTCTCACGCTTCATCTGCATCTTCTGATCATAAGCATTCACATAGGTCGCCAGTTCTTGGTAGCAACCTTCAATATACTTTTCAAATTCCACCTGACAGACCTTATCAAGGAACGAAACAACGCTTTGAGTAGTTTTCTCTCTTCCCTTGTATACACTTTCAACCAAAGGACCCATATTAAGATAGATAGAGTCAGTATCTGAAGCAATAACATAATCTACTCCGTCTGTTTTTAGAATCTTATTGAGATAGGCATTCATCTTGTTCTCAATCCAACGGATAGAAACCTGACCAGACAAGGTGATTGCCTCAGCATTTGCTAGTTTGTAATAACGGAAATACTGATTGCCGATAGCACCATAAGCAGAGTTAAGTTGAATTTTCCTCGCCATTTGGATGTTGTTGCACCGAGCAATCTCTTTTTCCAACTCTTTTGTCTTTTTCTTTTCATACTCTTGTTTGGCAGCAAGCATTTTCTTTTTGTAGATGGTGCGATCCTTATAGATCTTCTCCATCAGTTCTGGAAGAAATCCACGAACATCCTTACGGAACATTGCCCCGTTAGCACAAACCGCATAGTCTTTATACAACTCAAAGTTAGTCTGTTGATTGAGAATTTTATCGACAGTCACATTTGGATGTCTCTCTTCCAAAAGAGTTTCTGGCGAGATGTTGTATTGCATAATGAGGTGAGGGTATAGCGAGTTGAGGTCAAAAGACACAACCCAGTCATACTTTCCAGGAATAGGTTCCTTAACATACGCACCAGCATACTTAGAGTCTTTATCAGAACGTTCTTTAGGAGGAATCACAATGTTCCTCTTTTTCAGATAGTTGTAGATGATGGTATCCCACATTCGGACCTGTGAAAACACATCTGTATAGTTTGCTTTGGCGTCATATGCCATCGTCAAAGCAAGTTCAATCAGTTTCATCTTGTCTTCCATACGGTCAACAAGTTCCACGTCAATAATGTTATATTCTACAAATTTCTGCCATCCCTTAGTGTAGAAATCTTTAAAAGTATCAAACTCAGAGTGATCAAGTTTTTTCTGACCAAGTTCCACACTCGCAATGTAATCAAGGCGATAAGATTCCTGTGCCTTATAAGTAAACTTCTTATAGAGGTTTAGATAATCAAGTTGACTGATACCACCAACATCATAAGAAATATGCTTACGACCAGCAACGTAAATTTCATCTTCAGTTACAAGACCCCAAGGAGAAAAACGTTTCATCAACTTCTCACCAAGAATACGGTCCAAACGACGAACCAAATATGGAACGTCATATAGTTCAATATTCCAACCAGTTACAACTTCTGGTGTATTCTCTTCAACCATCCACCAGTTGATAAAGTCCATCAACAAGTCACGCTCATTATCAAAAGAACGATAAATCACATTCCTTTGTTGATTCTTAAATGGACCCATACCCCAAGTGCGAATCTGTTTAGATGAATAGTCCTGAATCGTAATCAATAGGACTTCTTCAGCAGCAGACTCTACATCAGGGAATCCATTCTCCGATGCAACCTCAATATCAAGAGTAGTAACCTTAACTTTACTAATATCAAACTTTAGTTCCTCCTCTGGATACATTTCAGAGATATACTGATAAATGTATTGAGTGTTTCCATAGATTTTAAAGTTTTCTACTCCCTCATACTTTTTGATAAACTCCCGACAATCACGAACTGAACCAGGTTCAACTGCCTCTACATATTCGCCACTTAATGTCTGATATTTGGTTTTCTTTTGAGAAGGGACAAAAAGAGTCGGGTTAAACTTCTCACGGGTCATAAAGTGTTTACCATCTTCATAACCACGAACCAAGAAGTGGTCCCCGACCATTTGAACGTTTGTATAAAATCGCATTATGCAGTCAATTCAAGATACTTTTCAATAATTTCTTCTTTTGGATCAACGATAGTAAGGATACTATCCGAATGGATCATCATTTCTCGTTGATCGGTTACTTCTGGCCAAGGAGTTAAATTTCCTTCAGAATCAATCTTATAAGGGTTTATAAGTTTACAATCAGGTTCTCCAAGTTCAGATCCAACTTCAATAATTTCAGTGACAATTACATTATCAACTTTCAGTAAAAGACACTTGACCGTCTTGCCCATTTACTTTCTCCTCATACATTTCTTTTATAGTTTGAATTGGTTCCACAATTGTAACAATCCAATCTGGTGGAACTGGAATTTGATCATCGCTAGTTAAAACGATCCACGGTGCTAATGAAACCTCCAAATCACCTTTCGTAGATTCATTTTCTTCTACCAACAAAAGTGCTTTTCTAGTTTCAATTTTATGTGGTTTAGTAAAAAGATACCCACAGACCTTATCATCAGAAATAAGTTCTTTAGCATCTGAAATAACAGTCTCACCAGATTTTAGTAATGCTAACTTAATTGACATTTGTTAAACTATCCTCTAATCATTATAGAACAAAAAAAGGGAGGCGTCAACTGGATTTTGCCAGTTACCTCCCGTGGCACAGCGCCGACGATATTCAAAGTTATTTATTCTTCACGCTTTCTCTTAAAAGCACATACTTTTTTACCAGGAGCCATTGCATACTTCACAGTTTTTCCATAGCAATTTTCTTTGGTTGGAAGTGGAGGATTTCCAAAATCACCAACTTTTTCTTGGATAATTTGAATAAACTCTGAATATGTCTTCATTTAAGTTTTTCTTTTATTTAGAGATAATCCTTACGTGCGTGATGCTCTGGTACTATTTTCCCAAGTACGATCCGTAAAAGTCCGTCTTCAAATGTGACTTCCCTGACTTCTGTGTCGTCGGATAAAGTCCACGCTCGTTTAAAACTTCTGCTAG